TACAGCAGAAGAAAATACAGATCAAATTGATTTTTATGCACCTGATGATATTGGTGGTCAAGGAACCCCAAAAATGAGAATCAATAAAGATGGTGTAGAAATATTTGGATCATTCATAAATTCAGGATCAATAGATATGGGAAATGAACTAGGCATAGGTATTGTTGAGCCAGCTAGTATTTTACATTTAAAAGGAAATACTCCTGTAGTTATTATTGAAGATACAAATTCTTCAGAAACAAAAGGAGGGGTTTGTTTTACTGATAATGAAAAAGCTTGGTCAATGATTAGAGGAACAGGAACAACTTCAGATGGCGGAGGTTTACAATTTTATACCTTAAATTCTAGTACAGGAATCGGAATAAATTATCCTTTTAACGACCCAGTTAACGATACTGATCTTATTGAAAGAATGTGTATTACAAATGAAGGTAATGTTGGTATTGGAACTGATAATCCTGGACAAAAATTACATGTTAATACAAGTACCACTTATGATGGCATATATTTATATCATGGAAGTAACACATTGGGTAAAATAGCAAAAAATGATAATAATTCAGGTTATTTACAATTGCATGAAAATGATTCTACAATAATACGATTAAATTCTAAAGCAAACGAGAAATCTTTTATTAATAACGGCGGAAATCTTGGTATTGGAACTGATACTCCTAGTGAAAAATTACATGTTAATACCAGTACCACTTATGATGGCATATATTTATATCATGGAAGTAACACATTGGGTAAAATAGCAAAAAATGATAATAATTCAGGTTATTTACAATTGCATGAAAATGATTCTACAAAAATACGATTAAATTCTAAAGCAAACGAGAAATCTTTTATTAATAATGGTGGAAATCTTGGTATTGGAACTGATAATCCTAGTGAAAAATTACATGTTGAAGGCAACATAAAATGTAGTGGAAATATTGTAGCAGATGGTTCCTTCGCATTAAATAATTTTTTAGGTATAGGAATTTCTAGTCCAGAAGTGCCTCTTCATGTAAAATATGAAAATCATACCGGCCAAAATCAAAAAATTGGTTTTATTTTAGAAAATGGTGGTACAGAATCAGGAACTACAGATTATGAAGCATCCATGATGTTTAAAGCTAAAAATGAAGGTGAATGTAAAATATTTTTCAATCATACTAATGATACATATTCTAATTATAATCATTGGTCTATTCATAGTGAAAGTAGTGATACAAGTGGTAACTTATTTGTTATTGATTATAATCCAGATGTACAAGATTTTACTGATGCAACTATTAGTGAAAAATATTGTAAATTTGGCTTTAATACTATGAATCCTCTTAATTCATATCATTTTTGTGGTGCTGGAGGTACAACATATAATGAAGGATCAATTTCCATTAGTTCATTAATTACTGGTGGAGAGAGAATTGCTAGTATTGTTTTAGGTAGTCATCTATCGGAAAATAATTTAGACTATTCCTCTAAAATCGCTTCTTATAATGATCCTAGTGATACAGATAATAGATATAATTCTGATCTAAGATTTTATACTTGTAATGGTTCAGGATCTACTAACGAAAAAATGCGTATTGATCATAATGGTAATGTCGGTATCGGAACAAGTAGTCCTAGTGAAAAATTAGAGGTGAATGGTAAAGTTAAGGCAACCGAATTTGAAGGAAATGGTGTAACACCAATTGGTGGTATTATTATGTGGAGTGGCGATCTTAATAATGATGGAACTGTTCCTAGTTATTCTAATTGGCATATTTGTGACGGCACTAGTAATACTCCTGATTTAAGAGGGCGTTTTATTATGGGTAGCACAAATGAGAATAAAGTTAATGTTGCTTCAGAAGGACAGGTAAATTATCAAACTGGACAAACAGGAGGTGAACAACGGGTTCAGCTTGAGATTCAAGAAATGCCTTCACATACACATAATTGGCATTTTGAAACAAGTCATATTGGAGAAGAATCCGACAGTCCATACCAGGCAGTTCTTGCAGGAGGTAATGATGGAAACCAAACATCTACTATAAATGGAAACCAACAAGCAATTAACAATAATACTTATATTGCTCCAACAGGTAATAATGGATCTCATGAAAATAGACCTCCATATTATGTATTAGCATATATCATGCGTATATCTTAAATATTTAATTATATTTTATATTACTATGAATAATAATATAAAATTTGATGAAGAAATGAATATTGGTGAATGTATATTTAAACATAAAGGTGAAATAAAAAAATTACCTGAAAATCAAATATTTACCATTCCTAATTTTATCTCTCAAGAAGATTGTAATTATTTTATTGATATTATAAATAAACATGCAACTCAAACTGAAAAATGGGGCAAAAATCAAAATGTAAGTTGTCATTACATAAATAGTGAAAATATATCAAATCCACCTGATGACCCTAATTTTCAGAAAAATGTTGATGATAAAATATATAACTATATAAATAAATTTACTAATACATTACATAATAAATACGATATACAATCTACTGGTGACTCGGGATATTGTTTAAGAAAAATTTATGGACCAACACGCTTTCATAGCGATGGCATCAGTGTTACCAAAATACAAGATAGATATATACCATTAAGAAAAATACGAAATATGAGTATTATTATTGCTCTTAATGATGATTATGAAGGAGGTGTATTTCAATTTCCACATCAAAATTTTACAACAAAATTAGGTAGGGGGGAACTTATTGCTTTTCCACCTTATTGGACACATTTACATGGGGTAGAAGCTCCTTTAAATAATACTGTTCGCTACACTATAAATACATGGCTATTTGAATAATTAAAATAAAATTGATTATGATTTAATAATAATATGCTAATTATTATTAAAATGGAACCCCCAACTTACTTGGCTAACAAAAATCCCCACTACAGAGATGCTTTTATTTCTTTTGATGAGGGACCACATATATACACTATCAAGGGTGATAGCGGATTTACCTCGGTTACTACATGGAATCATTCTCATTTCGAACATTTTGATGCTGATAAAATTATAAAAAATATGATGTCCTCAAAAAAATGGAGTCAAAATAAGTATTATGGAATGACACCTGATGAAATTAAAGCTGGTTGGGATAAGAATCGTGATGAAGCTGCTAACGCTGGAACCAAAATGCACTATGATATTGAATGTTATTATAATGATTGTCCTAACGAAAATACTAGTATTGAATATGAATATTTTAATAAATTCCTCCAAGATTTTCCTGAATTAAATAAGCGTCCTTATCGAACAGAATGGATGATTTATCACGAAGAATTACGATTGGCTGGATCTATAGATATGATTTTTGAAAATGAAGATGGAACTTTACAAATTTATGATTGGAAGCGTTGTAGAGATATTAAAAAAAATGATGGTTTTGGTAAATGTGCTAATAAGGAATGTATAGAGCATTTACCCGATACAAATTATTGGCATTACTGTCTACAATTAAATACCTATAAGGCAATATTAGAAGAAAAATATGATAAAAAGATTACAGATTTATATTTAGTCTGTCTGCATCCAGACAATAAAAATAATAATTATCAGCGGATTAAAGTTGTTGATTTACAGCAAGAAGTAAGTGATTTATTTAGATTACGCGAAATTAGTTTAAAACAATAATAACATTTCTTAACATGTATTTATAGATGTTATTATTTGATTGGTTAAATACATATGGTGTATTTTTAATATTATCAGCATCATCTTTATTTATTTTTTTTGATTTATGTATGAAAACAAATTATGATAATAAACAAATTATAGATATACCAGAAAAGTTTGAAGATAAATATATAAAAGATATAAATAAGCTTGAAGAGAGAAATCTATCGAAAGACGAGCTTATTCTATTACAAAAATCTATTGTAATGGAAAACACTCCTATGGGTAATGTTATCTTATTTTATTTTCATGAAAAGGAACAATTTATTTTTTATTCCGATAGAAAAGAGGTTCCATATAAATATTTAGATGCTGTTGCAAGAAAATATATAAAAATGTTTGATTGTAAAATGATATATACAGCAGTTGATGAGGAATTAGAATCGCAAAAAAAGAAATATGAGGAAATAAAGGAAGAGAGAAAAATTATAAAACCAGAGAGGACAGAAAAAAAGAGAGATGTATTTGCTAATTATAAAAATTATAATATGAAAACAGATACACCTCTTAAAGAAGAAGATTATCTTATAAAAGAAAATATCAATAAATTTAAATGGGGCGGATTTTTAAAAGATTATCAATTTATTCAGACACAAAAAAAAGAGGAAAAAGAATTAACATATCAGGATTTTATGATACAGATGTCGTCGAAGAATTCAACTTAATATATTCTTCTTTAAATTTCAAGTATCCATTACTTTTTTCAATATTAAACGATGATTCAAGATGTGACTTGGCTATTTCCATTGTTTTTTTTTCATTATCACTTAACTGATTTAAGTATGATTTCATTATTTTTTGGTCATTCATTTTTTATAATTATAACTAACAAAATATTATTTAATCAATTTTTTTTTTAAATATTTAAAAAAAATTGATTTAGAATACTAACTAGAATAAGCATTACATAAATATGACCGAAACAAACAATGTTACAACCTATCGTTATAAATTTTCAGAAGATGTAGTAAAATCTTTATTTCAATTTTCAAAATTACATCAATATGAGAAGAGAAATGATTATAAGGAATCATGGGAGGCATGGGTTAAACAAAATGATGAGTTAATTTCTACAGAATCGCGTCGTCTCTTAGTAAATGGATACAACGGTAACATCGTAGATAAAATGTATAAAAGTGCAAGATACTATTTTAGAACTAAGCCTACCGCAAAAATAGAGCCAAAGAAGAGAAGAAAATATACATCATGTAATAGTGATTTTATTGACCATATGGATGAATATATTACAACAAATTATAAGGAAAATAAAAATTTCAAACCATCTGATAAATATACTAATTATTGTGAGCAAAATAAAACGGAATTACAAAAAGAGGTTGCTAGAATCAAAACAGAAGATAAACTAGAAGATAATGAAGTTTTAGATAAAATCAAAAAGTTATTTAAAAATAGGTATTTTCAATTGATTAAAAATAAGTAAATATAGTATATGAGTCAATTATTAAGTCAAGGTGGTTTCGGATGTGTATATCATCCTGGAATCAAATGTAATGGAAATACAGATAAAAAAAAATATGTTTCAAAATTACAAATAAATGATTATACAGCTGTTAATGAAGTTCAAATTGGTAAAACTATAAAAACAATAGCTAATTATGAACTCTTTTTTTTACCTATTATTGATTATTGTAAAATAAATGCAACTGAATTAGATTCAGAATTGATTCAAAAATGTAATACATTACATGAAAAAACAAATTTAGTATTAATGAAGATGAATTACATGAAAAATAAAAGTTTTTTTGACTATATTAAAAGATCATCTGTTCCGTCAAAAATTTTCTCTCAATTAATAGATAAATATTTATATTTACTTAATTCAATTGAATTATTAAGCAATAAAAATATCATTCATTATGATTTAAAAGATGAAAATATTTTATTAGATATTAAAAGCAACAATCCTATTATTATTGACTTTGGAATTTCATTAAATATGAATGAATATAAACAGGATTATGTAGAAGATTTTTTTTATGTATACGCTCCAGAATATTATATATGGTCATTTGATATTCATTTGATTTCTTTTTTATCGAGAAAAATTACTGAAGATAGTTATAAGTTAACCGAAAAAGATGTAACATCTATATCAAATGATTTTGTTAACGCACATAAATTGTTAATTACTTTTTCTGACAGCTTACAGGATGATTATAAACAACAATGTATTGAATTTGGATTAACATATGTAGGTAAAACTAAACAAACAATATTAAAAGAGTTGGTTGTTAAAGAAAATTATAGTACATGGGATAATTATGCCCTTAGTTGTTTAATCGGAAAATCAATAAAATATATGTTTGATAAAAAGTATCCTAATGTGAACCTTTTAAAAAATATTGTTCAATTGATTTTTATTAATATGCATCCTGATCCATCCAAAAGATATACAATTAAAGAAACTAAAGAAAAACTAAATGATATTTTATTACATATAGATGATCCTCAAGAAGATGTATTTACATTTATTGATAAAATTGATATCAATAAAAATAATATAGATATTGAAATTAATAACGATAACTCAACTATTCAAGATATTACTAATAAAAGTAAACGGGGTAAATTAGATTAAATTTTATAATTTGGATTTTTAAAAATATCAATGATTTCTTTACACCAGTCAATTTCTTTATAATCTTGGGGAGATATATTATTACTTAATATATGTCCTAATACTTGAAAAAAATGTGGTGAATTTAAATATTCAGGGGCTGCATATAGCATAGTTGTTTTCATTTTATTCAGTTCTATTAATAACCCTTCTTTTTCATATGCAAAAGCACGATTATGATGAGCAGCAATACTATAAATATCATCTACAATAACGATAATATTTCTCATTATTATTGATATTACTTTATATTTAATTTAATATCAATAAATTAATTTAGTGTTTTCTTCCCCGTTTGGAAGATTTTTTATGTTTTCTGGTTTTTCTGGTTTTTCTAGTTTTCTTTTTTCCAGAAGAAGCAGAAGATTTACCTGATTTTTTGTATGTTTTTTTAGCCTGTTTTAATACATCCTTGAACTTCATACCTTTGTGTTTTGCCATAGTGGCTTTTACATGAGCTAACCAAGCGTTTGCCATTGTATATACTTAAATAAGAAAATAAAAAAAATTGATTAATAAATATGAAAATATTTAATTTTAAATTAAATTAATAATATGAACAAACAATTTACTAGGTATCTGTATTTATACGAAGAGGTAGAATTATCATTATTATTATCTTTATTAAATAAACAAAATTTAGATAAGGTTTTATTTTGGTGTTATGAATTATATTATTCTACACCAGATAATGATATATTTCCATTTTTAATGAAAATGTATTTTGACTTTTATGCTCTAAAGAATCCTAAATTCTACGATTATATTATAAAAAATCATAATAGATGGAAACAAAATAAGGATAGCTTTATTGTAGGTAATATATGTAAAAACTTATTTGGATTCAAATTCAATACTAGTGTATTTTTAATTCGACAATGTCATAATACAATTACCAAGGATAATATTATTTTATATCGAGGTAGAAAACCGCAATGGGTAGTCAAATTTGATAAAAAATTTCATAATTTATACATGGCTATAAATAAAAGAGAATATAAATACATTTGTTATTATCTTAAAGCGTTAGATATTGAAAGTAAAGATAAATTTTTGGCCATCATTGATTATTTTGAAAAAGTTGAAGATACTAATATTATTCATGATAATATAATAACAACACTAGAGCATTATGATGATTTTGAACATTATGTTTTCTATAGTTTGGTTTTGCTATTTGATTGGGGCATTGAACTAAATAATAAAAAGATTTATAGTACATTAAATAATGAAGAAAAAGAAGAAATTGTCTCTATTCACGAAGATGATATAACTCCTAAATATAGAACATTGAAGCATAAGAGAAAATATAGAATAGCAAAAGGATTGGGATGTTTTAACTTAGTTCGTCATCAATTTAAATTAACCGAAAAAATGTATTATCATTGGTTATATTATTGTTCTGATAATGCCTTTTGGAAACCACTATTAGATAAATATTCGTATAAGAAAAATCATGTAAAAGAAACAATAGAATTTGATAATGATGATATGTTAGAAGAATTTCATGAGAATTATGGTTATTTAGAGCCAGATGAACAAGACTGTAAGACACAATATAATGCTACAGGGGATATAGAACCGCAATCATGGTCAAAGTTTACAAAAAAATTTTCAGAACACGAGGATTTCATTAATTTCAAAGATGATTTTAAATTTAAATATTAATTATTAAATAAAAAAATTGATTTACATTTTTTATTTAAAAGATGTGCAAATAATAATATAAAATGGTAAAAAATACTAAAGGAGGCAAAAACGCAAAAAAGTTTGGTAGAAAGTTTTCTACCCAAGGTGGAACCTCTGTTTTAAGATTATCAAAAGATCCTGCTGAAGTATATGCTTGTTGTAGTAAAATTTACGGTGGAGCAAATATTGAAGTAAAATGTGTCGATGGTGTCGATCGTTTATGTATTATGCGTAATAAATTTAGAGGTAGAGGTAAAAGAGACAATGTTATAGCAGTAGGTACATGGCTATTAGTTGGATTAAGAGAATTTGAAACTATAAAGGAAGGAAAAAGAGAAAATTGTGATTTACTTGAAGTTTATAAAGATTACGATAAAGAAAAATTACAACAACATGAACCTAGTGTTTCGTGGAGTATTTTAAAAACAATTAGAAGTGTAGCTGATACACCATATACAAAAGATGAGAATGATGACGACCTATTTGAATTTAGTAATAATAGTAAAATTGATAGTATCGAAGAAATGATAAATAATACTTCGACTACTATGATTCAAGTCAATGATAATGAAGATGATGATGAAGATGTTGATATTGATGATATTTAATTTCTAAGACTTTCTATTATAACCTGTTGCATTGATCTTTCATATTCATTATTATTATCGCTTTCAATACTAACTTCGTCAATATCTTCACTATTGTTATTTTTTTCATCTAATTTTACCTCTTTACTATCTAGTTCAAATCTACAGACTGGACATATTGATTGTTCTTCATTTAACCATTTTTCAATTGCTTCTGGAATAAAACAATGTTTACATGGTAATTCTATAATTTCATCTTCATCTGTAAATTCCAATTGAAATATAGGACATTTATTATTTGTCCTTGATGAATCTTTAAATAAACATTTATGTAATTGCGTTTTACCTTTATCTGATAAAACCTTTTTATATATTGATTTATCATTATCGAAACTATTATTTAATACACTATTTAAGTTGGATTGTGTATTTACTGTATTATTAACTAAATTTGAAAATATATCGTTAAGATTAAAAATATTATCATCTCTATCTGTATTTAATAAAAGAGGATTAATATCATTAAATACATTATTTAATGTGTTATCGTTATTAAATAAAAAACGCAATCTATTTGGATCATTTAATAGATAATCATATGGTATTGTAGTTTCTACATTTGTTCTACCAATTGCCTCTTGATATATATTTTGTAATGTATTTGTTAATGTATCATTTACATTAGTATTAATATTGTTCGATAAATCTATTATAATATTATTAGAATTATCTGTTTCTCTATCCATTTTATATAATAAATATAAATATCTATATATTTTTATTATATTTCTTTATAGTATTTTTTCAACAAAGGCATATCTGTCTGTATTCAAAATATTTAATAACATATCATAAGAATTTGTTTTTTCTAATTCATTGTATCCTTTATTACAGAATGTGTTTAATAACACTGGACTAAATCCCGAAAGCATGGAAACATTCTTTTGTTTTGAAACAACCGGAAATCCTTTTGTAGATCGCATATTCCAGAATAATATATTAGGCGTATTAAAAGGAATTCCATAATACATCATACCTGTATCATGATATTTTTTATTAACATTTTCCCAAAATGATTCTGGTAAACCATTTTTATCCGCACAATCTATCTGCATGTCTGAAAATATACACAATGTTAACTTTGGAATCTCTCTTGGATGTATTTTTTTATATATAATTACACTCAATATCATATCAAGCGCAGACATAAAATTTGTATTCATTCCCCATGGCTCTTTCATTATTTTACTTACCATATCCGTTAAATCAGTGTCATCTTCTAAATTTATCCACGATGCTTTTGTATTGAATGATAATATTCTTTTGCCTAAAATGGATTTTTCGGCTACTCTTATACCTAATCCAATCGCATTATATAAAGGAATACAATTATCTACTTCCATAGATCCAGATGTATCAACCATAGGAATAAAATTTCCTAGACTACCTTCTATCAACTGTTCAGAATCTTTCCATTGACTATTTAATATATTTATTAAATCTTGATTTTTATCATTACACTTATTATAGTTTATAGCGTCTTTTATGAAATCATAAATAGATACTCTTTTTCCTTTGAAATTTTTCTTTGATTTTATATTATTATCGATGAATTTTTTAAAATTTTCTGCTCCTATTTTTCTATCTTCTGATTCATTATTATTCTTATTTAAAAACGCATTTTTTTGCTTATTCATTGTAATACTTGTTACATTATTATAATTTATTTCACTATATTTTCTCGCACATTGTTTTATTTGTGTTACATCCAATCTTTTTGATAATTTTGTAACTATTTTTTTATAATGAGTATATGCTTTTCTTTTTGCTTTATATAAACTATCCTGGGATTTTGCTGAAACTACATAATCATTGAAATAATCTTCAGCTAATTTATGAAATATTTTTTTATGTTTGTTTGATTCTCTAGGAATCCATTTTGAAACCAAGGATAGTGTCGGTCCTTCAATATCTTTTTTTAATTGTTCATTAATCAATCGAATAAAATAATATTCAAACTCGTCTGTCCAATTAAAATGTTCCCACATATGTTTTATATCAGCCCATGATCCAATTGGATGATCATCTTCTAAATTTACAAAACTTCTAATTATATGTTTGGTTATTTCAGGCTCAATAAAAGATAATTTATGTAACATAGTAAATGATAAAATCTTTTCTCCCTTCCCTTTAATTATATCCCTCGTATTTAATAATATTTTTAAAAGAATAATCTTTTGATCTTTGCTTTTACATGAAATAAATGTTTCTACGAAATTATCCGCAATATTGTTCTGCGATTTTTCATCTGGTGTTCGAACTAATTGAAAATATAACTGAACTATTTTTTCACGAATGTTATTATTCCATCTATATTCATAGTGTAAATTTTCACCTAACTGTTTATTAATATTATCATCTAGGGCAGTTGTAAGTTCAGACATAATATTAATAAATAATATTATGTCTTTATTATGTCTTTTTATGTCTTTATTTCTTTTTTTTTGTTTTTTTCTGATTTGAATGTAGAATAATTCGTTTCGTTTGACCTTTTTCTATATTATTTGTTTCAACAAAAATAAAAAATAAACTATTTAAATCTTCAAACATTGATATACTAGGATCGAAATTTATATTATCTATAGACTTTACTGATTCTAAAAATAAATTATTTTCTGTTTCTTGTTTTATATAGTCAAAAACATTATCGGAATCTAAATTTATATTATATTTCAATATAGATAACAATTTTACTGTCTTATTATTTTTATATTTATTTATTATTGAAATTAATTCATATTTTTTTAAAACATTCTTATCTTCTAAAATAAAATTTTCTTCATTAATATTCTCAAGAATTAAATTTTTATTAATATGTAAAGAATAAATTTTTATATATTTTATATCATCTTTATAAAAATCATTGTAATCTATTTCCTTTGTTTCGTAATTTTCAATCCACTTATTATCTAACTCCATTAAAAAAAAAAGATATATTTTGTTTTATAACTAAACTAATCAGACACATATTCGTCACTTTCCATAAAATTCTCATCTTCTTCATTACATTCAAATTGTTTAGAATATTCTTCATATTCTGCCATTTCTTTTTTTGCTAAAGCCCATCCATCTAAATCGCCGGTGAGTTCATAATATTCCCACGATTCTTTTTCATATCTTGCTTCTAACTTATCACACATATTACAAAAATTATTATAACTCTCTGCCATTTCCTCATTATATTTTTGTTCTTCCATTAATCTCCACCTTTCTTCTGTAAATGTTTCTTGATAACTATTGTACCAATTTATATTATCTCTACTATATAATACTCTTCCTGGAATAATAATGCTTGATGGAGGATTTTTTTTTACTGCTTCCATATAGTTTTTCCAACATGCTGATTGTGGTTTATTATGTTTCATCATAATAGGACCTATCCAAATATTTCCACGCCAATATTTTGCTAGAGTTGTATTAAGTATTTCTGAATCTTCTTCTTCTTTTTGTTTTTTTTTACATTTTTCAAGATATCCTTCTTCTTTTGGTTTATCATCTATGTTTTTATCTACTGGGACTACAATAGTTGGAAAATCAACTGTATTATTTAAGTCCACATTCTTTTCTTTTTTCGGTATATTATAACTAGCAAAATTATTATTTCTGTATCTATCATTATATCTATCATTATATCTATCATTATATCTATTATTGTTTCTATTATTATCTCTACTTGAATATTTACTGTTTGATTTTAAAAATGTATTTGATTGGGGATCAGAAAGCGAAGAAAATCTACTATTTTCTTCTTTATTATTATTTTTAATGTTCTTGTCAAAGTTCATTATACTTTTTGCGTTTTAACACTTGTATTGAGGTTGTAATTTGTATAGTTAAATACTTAATAATAACGATCAATTTTTTTATAATTAATATTTAATTAATATTTAATTAGTATTTTAATTAAATTTATTTAAAGGGAAAACCATAAATTATATTATCTCCTAACAGCGAATATAAACTTATATTTATTAAAATAGTCGAATGTATATGAATATATATATTAATTACAGGAGATAGCAAAATTAAATTGAATTGTATTTTTCATTTTAAAATAATTTAATTATGACACAACAACCTAGTATTTGTATTCCAAAAGTTGACAAAAATATTTCTAAAAATTTTATTTATAATGTATTTAATAACCTTCAATTTGGGAATATTAAAAAAATCGATATTGTATATCACAATAAATCTCGGAATTATAATTTTACCCGAGTATTTATTCATTTTAATAAATGGTATACAGATAATCCCATTATTAAAACATATTACGATAAACTTCTAAATGGTGAAAATTTATCAATTGTATATAACGACCCATGGTTTTGGAAGTTGTTTTTATATCAACCTTCAAATTCATAAAAATAGAATGATATAATTTTTTTTATATTAAAAATAAAGTCTGTATTTATTTCATATAATGGTTCTATTTGAAATAAATAAATTAGATTCAAAATATTACTCTATACCAATTAATAATTCAATATTTAATGATTTTCTTTCCTTGTTTACTATTGAATTCAAAAAAAACGACAAATCAGTTGATATTGATTGTAAATCAATAGATTATTTAAAAGATTTTTTATTAGAGTTTCAGGATGGATTAATCACATACGATTATGCGTACGGTTTTAGTCAAAACATTGTTAAACAACTATTATATTTAGAAAAACAAAAAATGACAATTACTGCTTTATCATTAGATGATTTTATTGTTATTGATAAATCTTTTCTCCTGTTCGTTAATTTTAAAAAAGTTATTGATATTCAAAATAGTAATATTACCATTCTTTCTCCCTATAGTAAAAATAATAATACTTTTTTTATTACAAAAATCATGAAAGAAAATAATAGTTTACCATTATCTATGCATTATAAGAATATTTATTTAAGTTTAGCTTACCTTATACTTTATTGTTTATATGGAAAACATTATTTTGATAACAAAGATAACGATAAACTATTGTCTAATCTATTAGGAACTAAATTATATTATTTCTTACAAAACTGTTTAACCGAATCTCAAGAAAATAGACATATTTGTTTTTTTTAATTTCTTATTGTATATCATATAAAATGACAATTGCAACATTCAAAAAAAAAACTATGGCAAAATATAATAATCATACTGTTAATAACAATCAAAGAATTGTTTTATTCTCAAGAGGGGCCGGCGATAATAAACAAAATGTATTTACTGGACCTACCCCTGCGTTTACATTAAATGGTCAAGTAAGATCTAGAAGTTACATTGGAAAAACATATCAAATGTCTAACAGACCAGGTAAAGCATCTAGTTATTGTTGTTCTGATTCTTCTCATACCGTTAAACCAACTGTTTTTACATCTAGAGAAGTTATGAGAGGTAGAAAATTATGGAAAAAGCGTTCATTTACTAGATCTGAAATACCTGTTGAATATGAAATGCCTGCTAATG